TTATTGCAAGCTGACCGTGCCAAAGGCGGCTCGATTAGCAGTGCCTTCCCTGAAGATCGGACTTTCCTTAGTGGTGCCATTCGACCCCTGAAGGATCTCAATTCCGCCAAGAAGATCCGACGGCCGGAAGTGCAGATACCGCGACGTGGTCACCTTCGGGTCCTGGTGGCCCGCCCAAAGCATCAGCTGGAGCAGCTGCATTCCGCCCTGGGCGAGGCGCGTGAGGCACGTATGGCGCATGGTGTGGAGCGTGACGTCGTCCACGTTGAACCCGAGGGGCTTCATGTCCTCCCGGATGTTCTCCCACATATACCACGCGGTCCCGTTCGAGATCGGGAAGTAGACCGGCTTCTCCCGGATGTTGCCTCGGTCGTCCTTGAGCCGGACCATCCCGAGGTCATCCTTCAGTCCTTCCAGCGCAGCCCTTGCGGCGCCGGTGAGAGGGACGGAGCGGGGCTTGTCGTTCTTCGTCCTGTAGCGGGCGAAGGTTACGAGCAAGACACCCTCTCCGTCCTCCCCGGAGACCACCGACAGATCCTCAGGCCCGGTCGCCAGGGCTTCGCCGAGGCGGGCACCGGTGTCCAGGAGGAAGCGGATCAGGGCGGCGAAGCGTCGCCAGTTCCGGCCGGGTTCGGCCAGGCGGCGTTTCTCGATGCAGGCGAAGACCTGGTCCTCTTCTGCACGGGTGAGAACTCGATCCTTGGTGTTGGCCACGCGGATCGTAGGCATGGGCGGCTTGGCGGCCAGCAGCGGCTTCCCGTCAGGGTCCGTCCACTTGGTCGCCATGCGGAGCACTTTCGAGACCGCGTCCATCTTGCGCTTCACCGTGGCCGGGGCGTAGCCGAGAGCCTTGAGCTCGTCGACCAGCTGTTCGAGGCGGGTGAAGGTCATCGCGGTCGCCGGCTCGTCGCCGATGAGGCTGTTGAGGATCTTGATGTTGGACCGGATGGTCGCCTGGCTCTTGGCCTGGGAGTGGTGCCAGACGGTGTTCTCCGCGCGCTCGAAAAGGGAACGCATGGTTACCTGAGGTTCCCGATTGCGTGAGCTTTCGGTCGCAGAAGGGGCGACCCCCTTTGCCAAGAACTCTCTCCGGAGCTCAAGCGCCTTGGCGCGGTCCCTCGTGTTGAGAGACACGCGCCCGCCGCCGTCCGCGCGGAGATCGAGGTAGTAGATGCCCGAAGCCTTGCGCTTGAGCTCAGGAAGTCTCGCCATCGGGTTCGTCCTTCGGTTTCTGGCCGAGGGCGACCAGGGCGGCGCGCATCACGGCGACCCCCTTCGGAGTGAGCCGGAGCAGCTTTCGCCGCTGGTCATCCTCGTCGACCTCCTGCTGAAGCCAGCCCAGGGCGATGCCTCGGTATTCCTTGTGGCTCGGCGGCAGGAGGACTTTGTAGGTGTTCGCGAGGCTGGCGTTGAGAACGCCTCCCGCACCCTCGACGATCTCCGACGGGGTAAGCGGGCGGCCACGGGCGTCAGCCGCGGCGGCAATCAGGAAGAAAGCCGCCTGATTAATGGTAAGTCTGTCGTTCCCCTCTTCCGCTAGGTAGAGGAGGCTCGCCGATAAGGCGCTCAATGGCTTCACGTATCTGGAGAGCTTTATCGGTTTCGTCTGCGACATTGTTGTTTTCCCGTCCCCCGGTTCCCCCTGCTTCAATTGAGTGGCAGTGGTCACGGTGGTTCTCCTGTTTCATTGATGCCCTCCGTCCAAGCAGGCGCCCGGACGTGCCGGGCTTACATAGGCCCCTAACGGTAAATTGTCAACGATTGACTAACCTTAGGGGAAGCGCGAAGGATAAATCCTACAGGAAATATCCTCCCCGTCAAGCATTTGTTCTCCGTCTGTTCTGTTCCAGAATGGAACGAGCCAGCGCCGGTCCGGCATGTTCGCACCGGACAAACCGGCGAAGGTCCCCAGGCAGTCGATCCTGCGGAGCTCGACCGAGGGGTCATCCCGCAGGCGGATCGAAGCAAGGCTGGGGATGGTCGAGTTACCGCCGGAGCAGTCGACCTCGACACAATCGAGGTCCGCCTCACTGCACCCGTTGAGGAGCAGAACGGCGGACACGACGGCGGTCACGAGGACCTTGGTGTCACATACGGGGACCGGCATGTCAGCACCACGTCACCTCGGCGTAGGTCTCGATGAAGGCGCTGGGGCCTCCCTCGAACCGGCCGGGGTCGTAAACGTTGATGGAGGGCCCGTGGATCTCGATGCCGCGGGCATGGGAGACGAGGGTGCCGTCAGGTTCCCGGATGATCCACGTCGGGAGGTCCGCGCCATCTCGATTGGCTATGAGGTTGGCGACGGAGACGTGGATGATCGTCAAGGGCCCGGCACGGCGCCGACGGGCAGCTGCGGACCGCGCTGCGAGGAGTTCGAGGGTCATTGCGGTTCTCCGGGCGGATCGGGAGAGCCGGGGCCCTCCCGATAGGTGGTCAGATGATGCGGGTGAGGATGACCGACGTGCCACGATTGTCGGCCTCGTCTTGGTCCTGAGCCAGGGCGGCCAGAGGACCGACGGCGACGCCGTCTCGTCGCGCGCCCGCGCCCAGGGCGTGTCCACAAGCAGCTGACAGACGTCGTCAATTCCCACACCGGCAGCGGCCAGAGCCCCGACAACGGGTGGGGTAAAGGCACCGCGATTGAAGATTGCGCGCTCGATGGGGCAGTCTCGATAGCGGTTCACCGAGAGGCCCCCGATCAGCGGGCTGCTTTCAGGTCCGGTATCAAGGTCAGGATGCTCGTCGAGATCGGTGAAGCTGAGGAATTGCGTCTTGGCGCCGACCGGGAGGCTCAGCGGGTCCTTGGTGTGGCCGACAGGTTCGATGACGGTGGTCCCGGCGTCGGGTGCCGGGGCGGTAGCGGTTGCGGTCATTGGTGGTTCTCCTATGGTCCGGCACAGTGCCGGTGAGACCGCCGGATGGTGGTCCGACGGTCCTCATCGGGACTGCCTGAGGGTCAGGTAAGCGTGATGATTGCGTCCGTGAACGCCGGAGCGAGGCCGTAGCCATACTTGCGGGCAATCTGGATGATTTCCCGGTCGAGGCTACGCTTGCGCTTCGAGTATTCGCCGGTCGACTTGGCCCAGATACCGTCGACCTTGCCGGCCTCAAGGGCCTCGGCGATAGCCTCGTGGTCAGCCCTGCGGTCGTGGCCAAGGAACACGTAGGCGCCCTCGATGTAGAGGTCGAGGGCCCGCTGGTTGGCCCTTTTCTGGCGTTCGCGGGGCTGGTCGATGGAGAAGACGCCGCGCTGGGCAAGCTGGATGCGCTTGATAGGGTCGCGGAAGTCGTCAGGGGTTGCGGTGGGAGGGGTCAGCATGGTCAGATCTCCTATGGTCGGAAGCGGGCGAGTCCGAGGACCTCGCTGATTGACAGGCGCTTGAACTCGTCGTGCTCTGCCAGGAGGGCGGCGCGCTCGTGGCGTGGAAGGGGGCCGAGGACCGCTTGGGCGGCGCTCAGGATGCGGGTTGCGAGTAGCGTGATGGGCATGGTTTCCTCATTGCTGAGAGGACGACGCCAAGGCCGTTACAGGTCAGGCAGTCCTCCTCGGTGGGGGTAGTCGAGGCCGTCGAGGACCTCGTAACCGGTAGCCGCCTCCCGGCCCCACCGCAGGCCGTGCAGTCAGGCGCTAGGTGGGCCGGAGGGTAGGGGCGAGGCACGTCAGGTGCCCTCGCCGATGCAGTTGGGGTTGACGCCGACCGGGAACTCGTGGCGTTCCCAGGTGACATCGGGGTCGTCGGCCCAAGAGCACCAGATAGGGTCGCCATCGTCGTTGAGGATGTCAAAGCGGTCGTCGCCATAGAGGACACCGGCACGGCCATCGTGGTCCTCAGGGAAGACCTCGTAGAACTTGCCCTCGGTGTAGCTTCCGGTCGTAGTGCGGCTCAGCGAGATCGCCTTAGCCCAGAGCCTCATCTCGATAGGCTTCACACGGGACACAGGGACAGCGGAATGTTCGATCATGGTAACCTCCTGTTCAGGGATGCGTGAGGGTTAGGCGGTAGTCAGGCGCGATTTCAGCTTGGCGACCTGCTCGGACAGCGCTGGGTAGAGGGCGAGGTCGTCAAGGAACTCGTCAATTGCATCCAGCTTGGCGTTAGGATCGACGCTGAGAAGATAGCGCCGCTTGAACGCGGCCGGATTGCTGGGAGGAACGAGGCCCCATGCCTCTGCCAAGAGGGCGACCGCGTATTGGTCAGCCTCATCTTGGTTCAGCGCGCGGAAGGTCTCGCTCCAGATCGTGCTCTCGCCATCGGTGGCGTAGGCGGTCCAGATAGTTCCGGAAAGAGGTGCGAGGGTCATGGGTGCCTCCTGTCAGTAGAAAAAGCGGGCGTTCGGGTAGTCCTCTCGGACCAAGATCTTCGCCTCTGCCCGCGACCCGGCCCGCAGAAAAAAGTCGACGGTGCCATCGGCATTGCCACACCAGTAGAGGGGCTGGCCGAGACCCCAATAGGCCCCGCCCGGATCGTATCCGCCGTTGTCAAGGTAGACGCGACGGAGATAGAGAGGCGGGTCAGAGGGCAGGACGTCGCCGGTCCTGGTCGACCTGCGACCCATAGGGGCGCCGTAGCGGCAATCGACGTGAGGCGTCGGGTCGATGCGGGGCATGGTCAGTCCTCCTCAGTCGGTTCGAGGTTGTCGAGGGCCCACTGTGCCAGCCATCGCGGGCAGTGTTCCCAATCGAAGGGTTCGTGCTGTGTCCCGGCCTTCTCTGCGGCGTCCCATGCGGCGTCACAGGCCGGAGCCAGATCGGCGATGGTCGAGCGGAGCGCGGCGGTCCCCTCCTTCTCCCGGAGGACGTCAAGGCGGGCCTTTGGCTCCCCAACCAGATGGACGTCAGCGGTCAAGTAGGCTTCCCAGAGGCACATTGCGGTCTCGACGGTCTGCCAAGTGAGGGGTGGCGTCAGGGCCATGGTCGTCTCCTGTCAACTGTCCACACCGCAGGCGGCGAGGAACCGGTCGCGGTCGAAGCGGGGATTGGTGGTCCGGAGGGCCGAGGCGAGGCGTCGTGCGGTCTGCGCAGCGCCCGCCAAGCGGCCCGGATGGTCGGCCATATCGGCGCGGGCCTCTGAGACCGCCGCCGCGATGAGTTCGTAGTCCTTGCGGGTCATATCCGTTCCTTTCAGGAAAGCGTGAGCATCCCCTAGCCGTAGACGATACGGCCAGCCTCGATCCGGTTGTCGAGGTCGTCCACGAGGCCGTAGGAGACCGCGTGGCCGAGGTTGTGGATGAAGGTCCTCGAAGGGTCGTGGCCGGTCTCGGCGACGAGGGTCTCGACCGCCTTTCCGGCCCGTGCAGTGGCCGCTGCGAGGACGAGGTGGGCGCGATAGGAGCCGCCGCCGATGCGAGGGTCCCGATAGTAGCCGCGGCGCATGTCAGTCGTCCTCCCATTCGAGGGAGGTTTCGCCGCCGCAGTCGTTGCAGAAAGCGCCCTTGTCAAAAACGTTCTGGAGGACCCAGCTCTCTTTCGAGCGGTCCCACTCTGCGTAGGCGTCAGCGGCGACGTCAGGGCTCCCGCAAGAGGAGCAAACGGGGTGGGCCATGTCAAATCTCCGGTGGAATGTATGCGTCATACGGATTGTCGGCCGTCGCGAGGTTACCGAACGGGGTGAAGACAAACTCCCCGTCGCGGCGCCCGACCGCGCAGATGACCGAGCGGGGTTCGCCGGTCTCGGCGTCAAGGCAGGACATGAGGGCCAGGTCGTCAGACTTGGCGGCGTCGATCAGCGTCTTGAACCATTGCCGGTGGTGTTCCGGGATAGGTGGTGCGGGTTTGATGGTCATGTCAGGGCCTTTCCGGATGAGGGGTGATGGACGCGCCAGCGGCCCCGTCGAGGAGGCGGTCCCATTGCCAGAGCCGCAGGAATGTCCCGGAGCTTTCGTCGACCCGGTCAACCCGGACGTAGGAACCGCGAGGGGTCGCAAGGTATTCCTCCCCGGCCGAGAGGTAGTCGTAAGGCTCGGCCAGGGTCAGGAGGCAGGTGTCCTTGGTGATGAGGTGGTGCATCACAAAAACTCCACCTGCGCGGCTACGGTGGTCACCATGACGGCGTCTTGCTGGAAAAGCGCCTTGTAGACGCCAGCGACCGTGCGGATTGCCGATAGGGTCTCCGGCGATGCGTCATGGGCCACTTCGACGACCATTGACGGCTCACGGATGGTCATGCCAGTCGCAGCGTCCCGCCAGCCACCGGAGCAGGGCAGGACAGTGAAGCCGTCAGGGAACGTTGCGGCGACCGTGTCTGCCTCGAAGGCGGACCAGTCAGCCGGGGTGACAGACCCGCCGTCCGGGCGGGCCATGCCAAAGGCGATGCGGGTGAGGTGAGTGAGTGCCATGGTTTCCCGTTCCTTCTGGAAAGCGTGACTATTGAACGCGAGTGGCGCTGTTCTTGTGGCACCACGACCGGCGACCGGTCTCATGCTCCCGGACGATCAAGGTGCTACCGCGTGGCTCTTGAACCACGGTGGCGCGGATGGTCTGGCCGTAGCGAGTGAAGGTGACGCCGTCACCGGCACGAAAGTTTTGCATAACCGTTCCTTTCAGGGAAGCGTTAGGTTTCCAAGTGACCCGGACGGGAGGAACGGGAGGGAGGGAGGGGGAACCGCCCGGACCACATGGAAACCCCGCCCAACCTATAGCCTTGCTATCGGCGTATCGGGCGGATTTCCCTTGCACATAGCCAGGGCGAGACCCTGACCTGACCGCATTGCCGGGCCGCATTTGGCGTCCCGGTGGCTAGTCACTTGCGGCCCTTCACGCCCATTAGGACGCTGGCCCCTTGAACCTTCCACTTCGTATCTACTCACACCGGTCACCCCGGCAGATGAACACCTCGGAAGGGCCGCAAGGCCTACTTTGGACAGATGGCAGTAGGCGGCCACCGCGGGTCTCTCCCCGCCTGTCAAACTTGATGCCTTACCCTTAGCGAACCTCACGCTTCCCTGTCAATCCCCTTTGTGTGACCGTTTGGCGGGACGCTGGCAGCAGGACCCTACGCGGCGCACACTCGGACCGTAGGACTGTCACCTTGTCGCCACCGTCCACCAATGGGCGGACCGGGCGGGAACCGCGAGGGTTCCCAAGGGGATGTTAGGGCGGCGATATGGGGCCGCTATGGGATTGCCTTAGGAAGGCGCCGAGGGTTCCCGTTTCCGTTTCCGGTCACTCTCGATGGCCTGACTATCATGGAAGCATGACCAAATGTCAATATCGAAAAACAATAAACCTGAAAAAAAATCTTGAGGGGCCGGTAAAGGGCGCTGAGGCCTATATGGGCAGGGACAAAAAAGGCAGGCCAAAGAGCAAGCAAGCCCATACCAGGCAGGCGAAGCCCATTGCCCCATATCGGCCCCTATCGGCCCCACCGTGCCGCAATGGCTCCTAGTGTGCCATTCAATCCGCCCCTATCCGCGCCTTTCCTAGCCACCGTGCCGCCCCTTGTGTGACGTTGCTGGATCGGCCGGGCTGGATCGGGGGGGCCTACCCCTATGGGGGAAATGCCGAAGTGGCTCAGCGCTGTATGGCCGAACAGGATTTTGCGCCAAAATCGATCCCCCTCCTAGAATGCCCTCAGAAGCCTCAGGAGCGTAGGGAGGTGTTCAGAGCCACTCGTGTAGCCAAGAGGCCCCTCAACGGCCTCCAAGGGGCGTTCCACGGCGTTTCACGGGCTATCCAGATCTTCACGGAAGCCGCACGACCCTCCAGGACCACATATGGTCCCTCAGGTCGACCGAATGTCCCTCCCTTGGCGGGGAAGGGGAAGACCACCCCAGAGAGATTTTCCTCTCCAGGGGGTCTTGAAATCTCAGAAATCGTCCTATATAAACCTTAAGGATACATAAGGGAGGCCTTAAGGGAACCGTTAAGGCTACCCTCTATGGTATTCTCTCTATGTCTTCTACCTTAAGGTAACCCCTATGTCCCCTGACGGCTCCGTCAAGGAACCATCAGGGAAGCATGAGGGTTAGGCGATGGTGATGCTCTCGAACCCGAGCAGGGGGAAGCCCAGCCCGTTCTCTGCATCGCACCCATCGTAGAGGTGGCCCTTGTAGCGAGCGTTGAGCTCGTCAGCCGTGCCGTAGCTGAAGGGGCCGCCAGAGTAGACCCGGAGGCGGACGTTGGCCGGCCAAGCCCCGGAGGTCTTGGTCAGGGTGACCGTCTCGTTGTCGGTGATGGCCGCCGTGAAGCCGGTGCGACTCCAGGTGGTTCCTCCGTCGCTGCTGAGCTCGAACCCTTCGATGCTGGCACCGGGGAGAACTGAGCCCGTTCCCGTGAGGGACAGGACGGGGCGGCGCCCTCTCTCGATCCGGTCAATGGTGACCATAGCGTTCCATGCGTAGGCCCGATGGGTCGTCGAGAGGTTCGCATTGATGCAAGCCGCCAAGGCGGTCGCTTGGGCAGCGATGCTGGTCGCCACGTTCACCTGGAGGCCCGAGGCTCCCGAAGCGACGTAGGTGATGACGTTGCCGTCAATCGTCACGGTATCCCCGGCAACCGCAAGGGTGTCGATGCGGACCATGTTGTTGTCGGTCTGAAGACGGCCGTTCGAGTTGAGCAGCTTGGCCTTGACCGTGATGACCGTTCGGCCACCGTTGATGGTCACCTGGGTTGCATCGAGGAACGAGTTGTTCGGCACCGGTGAGAGGCCACGAGCTCGCAGGTAGGCTTCACCCATGCGGTAGCCGAGGCGGTAGGAGCCTTCCCGGAGGATCTGGCTCTGGTGCGGGCCACCAAGGTTCGTGCTCGGGCCTGCGGTCGTCCCGCCGGCCACGTTGTCGATTGCCAGGTCGGTCGTTGCGGGACCAATGGCGGCCAAGGTGGGCCAGCTGTTAGCGAAGCTGATTTGACCAGCCTGCGCCCCGGTCCGTCCGGTTCCGAAGTTGTCGAAGTCGGTCGGGCCTGCGCTAGTCACCGTTGCTCGGGTGGGCAGACAGATCCCCAGGCGATAGCCTGAGTTCTGCAAGGTCCCGTCACCGTAGTAGTGGTCCGACTTGTATGGCCCCGTGCCTCGAACAACTGCGTTGAGCGTGTCGGGATAGAAGGCGCTGTCGCTGGTATACCACACCCAGACCGGGGTGAGATCCTTGCCACAGACCCCTGCCATTTCGACGTCTCGGGCCCACAGCCTGGTCAGGTCGCTGTCGTTGATCCACGCCCTCGCACTCGTGCCGGGAATGGCACGGTCGACGATGCAGATGGCTCGGTTGCCATTCACCTCTTCAATGCGGTCCGCCATGGCCGTTACGCCGTTGAAGACGTTGGTCATCGCGGGTTCGATCACGAACAGCTGCGGCCGCGCCGAGGTGCTGAAGCGGGCAACCGGGCTGGAGGTCGTATCGCCTGGATCGGAGCGGGAACCCATCCACGAGCAGAACGACACACGGCCCGAAGGGGTCACAGGGCAGTTCGCCGCGTTGAGCGCGATGTAGGCCTGGCTCTGGCCCACCACCGCAGCCTTGTCCCCACAGCCGATGCGGCTGTTCATTCGGAAGATCTTGGCCGGATCGCTGGTCGCCCAGAACTCGAGGAACCCCCAGCCCGGATAGGTCGGGAGCTCCAGCAGTGGAGCCATGGTCGATCCCACCGGGCAGAGCCGGAAAGGAGGAACCAGAACGTCACCCTGAGGTGACACAACGCGAACCATAACGTCCCCGCTAAGGCCCGCACTGGTCCCCGACAGTGCGACGAACCCGGTCCGCGCGTCGTCCGCCGGAGACAGGACGTATCCATCCGGCAGGCGCGTGAAGTGGAGCCAGGAGGATGCGCTGTGGCGGACAATGGTGCCGCCGGGGTTCACCGTGCCGTAGATTGTGCCGGCGCTGGTGTTGTCGTTAAGGGCCGTTGCGGTCAGCTTGGTCGACAGATTGCCGCCGCCCCGGTAGTCACGAAACAGCTTGTAGCCGGTAGCGCCAGTCAGTGTCGATGCGATGTCGGCACCTTCGGCGATGGCCTGCCACTTGGTATCGTCGCCGGCCGTGCCGAGGACAAAGCCGTGGAAAGCGATGGCGCCGTTGAAGGCAGCATCCGGTGCCGCAAGTGCGGTAAGCGTCCCAACGCTGTTGGCAACGTCCCCGACCAGGACATGCGTCCCTCCCAGGGCATTGATTTGGTGGTTAGCACTTGTCTGCGTTGATCCGGCAATCTTGGCCTCACCCTGGGCATAGCTGTTGATCGCAAAGTTACCAGCGCCATCACAGGTTACGACGATCAGCTGAGCACGGCCCGCACGGGTCTGCACGTCGACGTTCAACGTCAGCGTGTCCCCAACGGTCCCCTTTGAGTTCCACTGGATGCGGTCATGGAGCGTCGTAGTGAAGTAGTCGTCGCCGTAATGGTAGAGGTTGAATGCGCTGGCGATGATCGTCGACGTCCCCATCACCCGGTAGCGGCGGTTGTCCTTGGTCCGCTCGTGAGGGATCTGCAACATGATGAAGAACGCGCCGGCCTGGTCCCACTTGAGAAGCGGCGTGGAGACTAGGTTCGTGTTCGGGTAGCCGATATGGCCAGCAAGGCCGGCGTAGTGCCGGTTGAAGTTCGGGAACTGTGCCGAGAAGGCCGGCAGGGACCATTGCTGGCTCTGGTAGGCCACGGCAGCTGCCTCAGCGGCAGCGCGCTGGGTCGCAGCATTAGCGGCAGCTGCGTCGGCCAGGGCGCGGTCAGCAGCGACGGCGGCCTTATCGGACGCAACGGCGGCCTTGTCGGTCGCGACGGTTGCCTTGTCTGCCGCCACGGTCGCCTTGTCGGCCGCAACGGTCGCCTTGTCATTCGAGACCTGGACACGGTCGGCCGCCACGACTGCCTTATCAGCCGCAACGGTTGCCTTATCGGCCGCAACGGTCGCCTTGTCGGCGCTCACCTGGCTCGCCGAGGCGAGGATCTCTTCGGTCCGGTCCTGGACCCAATCGTTCGTTGCGTCGAACTCGAAGCCGAGCTCTTCCGAGCGCCGGAGGACCTGGCGGAAGGCGTTGTCCAAATCGCCGGCCTGAAGGACCGCACCGTCCACAAAGTCCACCGCAGCGGCTGACACGTCGGTCTTTCGATAGATCTCGACGAGGGACCCAGCAGCGGGGGCCGGCGAGACCTGGACCCTGGAGGGGTTGACCCAGGTAAACGCTACGTCCGCCTTGTTGACCCTCACCTTGACCGTGTCGGCGGTCTCGTAGGTGAACGTGATGTCGAACTGCGTGGTGGACCCGTTCCCGGTGTAGGAGGAAATGGTTGCCATGTTTTTATGCTTTCCTTCAGGCAGTTAACGGCGCCGACCCGCTGCCCGTCGCGGGGCGCTACGGCCGGTCTTGAGGATCGCTGACCCGAAGAGCTCCTGCTCGAACCGCTTGGCGGCCTCAGCCTCCCGGCGCTTCTCGGCCTCGAGGGCGTCAGCGTTCATGTATTCCGCCCAATAGGTCAGGGCGTGGGCGAGGACGTCGATGCGGTCGTCCTTGCGGAGCGCACCGCGCGCCTCGGTGAGGTGCGTCAGCTGGTAGAGCCCAGAGGTCTCCATGGTGGACGGAGCGCCCTCTGCGGCACCGCTGCGGGCCTCGAGGAGATCCTTGCGGACCATTGCGGTGTCAAAGACCAGTCGATGCTGCTGGAGCGCCGGCCGGACGACTGCCATGATCCGGAGCTCCTTCTGCCCGGAGACCTTGTGGTCGATGATGGGCGGAGGGGCCTTCCCGTTCTCCTGGTAGATCCGGCGGAGGTGGGGCTCGAGCAGGCGGGAGAACATCCCGTCGCCGAAGTTGGCTTCGATCTGGATGGCCGCCACCTTCTCCTCGAAGGCATGGCGGGCCAGCATCGACAGGGTCGCCTCGCTGTGGCCGTCACGGTAGCCACCCCAGCGGCGGACGAAGACCGAGCCGTTGAGGAACTTGGTGACCACATAGGCGGTCTCGTCGGCGCCACGGCCGGACGGGTCGATGCTCAGGAGCGAGCCTGTGAACTTCTCGAAGTCCGGGCTGCGGAACATCGGCCGGTGCATCCGGTCGCCATCGAAGCCGACGTTGTCGAGCTCCTTGATGACCAACTCAGGGCCGCTGCCCCAGACCACACGGGCCGGAGCGAGGTCCTCGGGGACGTCCATGACGATCAGGTCGCTGGTCTTGAGCGGGAACTTGTCCGCATCGACCAGAGAGGTGTCGAGCATGAATTGCAGCTGGAAGCCAGCGCGTCCCCAGCCTGCTTCACGTTCCACCAAGTCGGCGTCATGGAAGCGGTCAGGGTCCGTCGGGGCGCCACCTAGCGTGGACGCTACGGGCCGCCCGAGATCCGGATTGGCCTCGAGGTCCGCGCGCAGCAGCGGCGCCAGGTTGGCGTAGAGGGGTAGCTTCTCCTTGGTGGGGTAGCGCGCTGGCCACACCCGCATCTCGAAGCCCTTTTCACCCAGGCCACGGTAGATCGAGGCCATCGACTGAAAGGTGCCGAGGACGATGATCTCGCCGCCCGGCTTCAGGATAGCCTCAGCTTCGCCCATGCGGTCCCGCAGCTTCTCACGCAGCGCTTCAGTCTCGGAGTTCTTGGGGACCTCGACGTCGTCGAAGAGGAGAACGTCGGCGCGGCCGCCGGTGATCTGCCCGGTGATGCCGAACGCGGCGACCGAGGGGTCCTTTGAGGGACCGGCGGGGCCGACCTCGAACTCCAACGTTGAATTGCGCTGGCCGGGCCGGGCTTGGAGCTCAGCCCAGGGGACCGGCTCCATGGAGATCACATCCTCAGACCCAATCAGGGTATGGATGAACGCGGCGATCTTGTGGCTGAAGCGCTCATTAGCACTGACCACCATGATCTTGAGGTCTGGGTCCCGCCACAGCCGCCAGACGATGTAGGCCGCCGTGAGGAAGGTCTTGCCGACACCGCGGAACGCTGCAATGAACCGACGCCGGTGGCCGTTGGCGAGGAACTCTGCGATGTCCTTCTGGATGCGCGTGGGCTTCGGGAGCCGGAGCACCCTTACCCAAACGTAAGCTAGAAACACGAGGAAGGAGGCCTTCAGCCTCTCTTCTGGGGTCATACGTCTTCCCTGACAATCAGGATAGCCCGTGAAACGCCGTGGAACAGGGTCCACAGAGCGAAGAGGGGCTTGGGAGGTATTGGGGTAGCCTGGAGGCCGTTAGGGGCCTCAGCGGGCCTCAGTGAGCCCTGCGCTCGTTGGCGACCTCATCGAGGTCTAGCTCTTCCAGAGCGGCGGCCAGGTTGGAGACCCGCCGGCTCTTCGCCGGCGCGTCGACCCCATTGTCCTTCAGGAACTTGATGGCCTGAGAGATCATCTGGGGAGACGGTGCGGTTTCTCCGGAGCCGCTAAGGGCCGTTGTGAGAACATCGGCCACCTTGGCGTGGAGCGCGTCGAGCGCGCTCTCTTTTGCCCGGCTCACTCCGGCCTCCGGAACCATAACTTGAGGTTCTCCCAGACGTCGCCGGGGACCTTCTTGGCGGTCGTGGCGAAGCTGTGGATGAACCCAGGGATGGCCTCATAGGCGACCAGACCGGCCACGAAGGAGACCCCTTGGCGCGTGAAGTCTCCTGCGGTCGGGAAGACCTCGCCCAAGATCTGCTTGGCGAAGTAGGAAACGACGATACCGACGGCCAGCTGCACGAAGCGCTCGCCCCAAGTGGCCCCCTTCTTGTAGAGGGATGCCACTGCGGCCCCCAGCGCGCCCGGTGCGATGCCGGAAAGGAACTCGGCGGAGCGCGCCAAGGCGTCCGCAATGGTGCTCTTGTCCATTATGGTTTCTCAGTTGAAAGGGCCTTAGCCCCTCCGGTTATTGAACAGGGATGCCGAGGCGTTGTGCCTCAGCGCGTAGGGTTGCTTCTTTCGTCCCTCGGTCCCAGCCTTGAAGCTCACCCACGTCGAAGACCTCCACTCTCAGGCGAGCCAGAGCGAAGGATTTATCCTCATCGGTGAAGGCCTCCACCGCGAGACCCGTGTAGCCGTCGACGACGTTCTGGATCTCCCGGATGCGGGCGGCCTTGGGCAGTGCTTGGTATTCAGGCAGACGGACGAGCTCATTGAGCGCCTCCTCCATGGTTTTGCCTGTAGACGGGTCGCGAACTTCCCGCCCTCGGATCTCAAGGAATCTCGAGAACTGCTGAGCGGTGAGCTTGACGCCCTTCTGGGTCCTGCCAGCTGTGGGCTTGCGCATCGACAGGCTCTCCATCTCGGCCGCCAGTGGGTCCTCTTCGGGGTTCGGGAGGACATCCCCCTTGATCCCGGCGAGGCGCTGGAGACCGGACTGCGGGATAGGCCGTCCGACCAGGTCCCTCTTCAGGGGCAGGCTGTCGGCGCCGATAGACGCCTTGGCGAGACCATCGGAGAAGTTTGCGGCTTCCCTCAGCTGCCCGTCGCCCCATGCCACCAGCTGACGCTGGATGCCGGAGGCGGGGATTGCACGGGTCGCCAGACCACGGAAGAAGTTGTCCCAGCGGCTCGAGGCGTCCTCAGGGGACGTTGCGCCGGCCAGGTCAGTCAGCTGCCGGATCGACTGAAGCCAGGACTTCGACAGCACGTTCGCTGCCGTCGCCCAGATCATTGCCTCAGCCATCTCGGAGAGGGTCCCCGAAGCAGCCGGATCGTCTTCGTTAGCGTCCGCTACGGCCCTCAGGTCAGCCCCGATGCCCAGCAAGGTCCCGATGGGGTCGACCCTCGAGAACTCGTAGGTGTCGTCGCCAATCTTGAAGGAGTAGCTAGGTCGCCCGGCGTCGCGCGCCGTGGACAGGAAGCCACCATCATAGCCGACGATCTGGCGATCCTCGGCCAGGTTGTAGGCCGTCACGACCGCGGTGATGCCAAGGGACATCCGGGCCAGAGCCTCATCTCGCGCAGCTCCCCCTTCCAGGAGAGCCGACCGGATGCGGTCCTTGAACAGCCCGAGCGGGGTGAAGTCGATAGCGGTGCGTTCGATGATCCTCAGCGGGGTCTTGATGAACGGCACGAAGATACTGGCGAGGCCGCCGCCGCGGGCTTGCAGCTGGGCGACCACCCGGTTGATGCCGAGCTCGAGATCGTCCTGGAACAGAACGCCGCGGGCTTCGACCTCCCCGGCGCGCATGATGGCGTGTTGAGCCGCCTGGTCTGCGCCACCAGCGACCGCGCCGCGCGGGCCGTCGCCGAACAGCTGGATCGTGCGGGCCTTGATGAACTGACCGAGATCAGCGCCTTCGAGGCCAAGCTCTGCGGCTTCCTTCGCGGCGAGACGCACCGAGGCCGAGTAGGCGCCGGCACGGGCCGCAAGGGTCCCTACGAACTCGTCAGGGGCATTGATGAACAGCGTGGTCCCCGCTCGGTAGAGAGTGCCGGCGGCGTTGATGGACGAGCCGAGCACGTTGACGAGACCACGGAGGCCTGCCTGGAAGAAGTTGCTACCTTCCATCTGCCCAACCATCTCGCGGAGGCGTCGGGTCTCGGAGGCCGTCAGTGCGAAGGCCTTGTTGTTGACCACGTCTGCTCGCTCGAAGCTCACCGACTTGTCGCCAGTCGCCGCGATGCTCTTGCGGGCGAAGCCGCGGGCCAGCTTGGTCAGACCCATGGCGTCGGCATTGAGTGAGAGCTCAGAGTAGGCCTCGTGCTCAAGGACTGCGAGGGTGTTGCGGTAGGCCTCACGGAAGCCACCGAGGACGCCTTCGCCGTAAGCCCAGACTTCCGCCGCAGCGCGCCGGAACTCGGCTTCGCTGCCCACGCCGACCAACCGACCGGTGCCGCGGGCGCCGACTGCGAGGAGCCGCCCGAGGCCGTTGAGGCCCAGGAAGGTCACACCCGCGGTGAGGTTGTAGAGGGCCGTCGAGACGCCGAAGAGCGAGCCCATGGTCTCCTTCGTTGCATCGCTGACGCGCCGCCAGATGGAGCCGTTACCTTCACGCACGGAGCGCGTGAGTTCCGCAACGTCACCACGGAGGTCGACAAGGCGCTTGAGGGCCAGGAGCTTCTCCGCATCGGTGCCGAGGAGGTCCGCATAGGAGGAGGCCCCCTCCGGAATGCTCATCTTCGAGAAGCCAGCGGCCTGAGCCTTGCCTTCTGCGTTGAGGGCTTCGTCGATGACCTTCCCGGCTTTCGACGGGCTGACCTTGGCGAGAGCCTGAAGGGACTGAAGGGCCCGCCCGACTTCCGACCCGGCACCGCGGAGGGTGCCCAGGAAGTAAGCGTGGCGGTGGAAGGCCTTGAGGAACTCGAACCATTTGATGCCCGCACCGTTGGTCCCAATCTCGTCCATGGCTTCTTTCGCCAAGGCGAGCATGTGGTGGGCATGGGCGCCGGTGAACAGCCGAGCGGCCATCAGCTTTTCGCCAAGGCCCTCAGTGGCTCCGTAGAGCTTCACGAAGACCTCAGGATCAGAGGCCAGCGCTTCAGCGCCGCGGATGAGCTCCGCATTGGCGACCCTCTCAGTGCTTCGACCGAGGCCGCGGCCGATCTGCTCGTAGATGTCGAGGAGGCCGTTCTGGAGACGTGCGAGTTGCTCGGGGTCCTCGAAGACCGAGAAGTCGAGCTTCGCCGGGTCGATCCCCAGGCGCATCAGGGCATTCTCAGGGTCGCCCTTGACCAAGGCTTCAGCCATCCGGACAAAGGTGTCGCCATTGACGTCGATCTTGCCGGCCTTCTCCCGGAGGAAGTCGAGGACCTCATCCATGGTGCGCGGCTCAGCCGGGCCTGGTCCGCCCGTCGGTGGGCGTGTGGGCTGCGGATCGAACTCCGAACGTGCTCCGCCCTGCTGGCCCGCCTCGGCGGCAGGGGCGGTCAGGGGGTTCTGGTTCGGGGGCAGGGTTTCGTCGAGCTTGACGGCACCCTTCTTGAAGTTGTCAACGACCGCCTTGGCTTCCTCAGCGGTCCCTCGCCATTCGCGATAGAGCTTCGCAATGCGGCCGCCGGTGGCGAAGACAGCATCACCGAGGAGACCCACAGGGGCGCCAGCGGCTGCGGCCTTGAAGCGGGCCTCGAGCTCGGTGTCGTCTTCGGCAGAGGCAAGAGCGTCCAGGGCTGCGTTATCGAGCCCGAAGGTGTCCTTCAGGACGGTCGCAATGTTTCCGCCACGGGGGTCGTATTGTGTGAAGTCCGCCAGCGCACCGGCGGCGAGCCCTTGGCCCACCCGGCCCAGCGCACCGTAAGCGCGGAGGGCCGTTGTGGCCTTCAGGTAGCCCGTGAAGGGGACCAGGAAGGAGCCGATGCCCCGGACCACCCTTTCAGTGGTGCCGGCATTCTCCTCACCCTCGAGGGTCGGGAGGGTGAGGCGGCCGGTGCCTAGAGCGGTGCCGCTCGCCAACTGGTCCATGTTCCGCCGTTTGGCTTCATCAAAGGGGAGATAGCCAATCACGCCGTTGTCTGCCCGCGACCCGAACGCCACAACGCCGATGTTCGTTTTCTCACCTAGCCAGTCGCCGAGGTCGTCGATGGTGTCCAGGACGCCTTGGCCGGCATCACGAAGGGCCCCAACGCCTGCGCGGTAGATCGAGAAAGGGCGGGGTTTCCCGGACGGGGCCGGGCGCTGAGCCGAAACCTGGAAGGTGTCGACCGCCTTCTTGCCGCGCTTCTCACGCTCAATATCGGCGAGCTCGGCGTTGATTGCGTCGAGCTCGGCCTGCTCCTGAGGCGTCAGGGCCATTCATGTCTCCTTATCGGTTCTTCTGTAGCTCCGCTTCGCGGGCTCTGAGGGCGGCCTCACGGTCCTGCCCAGGCTTCGCTGCGAGGCGGTCACCGGCCGCTACGGCTTCGGTGTAGGCCTCTGCGGCGCTCTTGCCGTTCTGGATTGCCCGGCGGAACACCGACAGAGCGACGTCACGCTGCTCTGCGGTTGCTCCGGTTCCTCGGGCGAGGAGGGAGCCATTGCCTCGCTCCGTGACCTTGAACTTCTCACCGAGCCGCGCCCCCCACTGAGCAGCCTCAGGGCTCTCAAGGGCGAACTTGGCGCCGGCCGCAGCGGCCGCGCGGGCCTGCCGGAAGCGGGCCAGAGAGCTCTTGCCTGGAGGACCGAAGTCCCCGCGCTGGAGGCGCCGCTGGTCCTCCTCGACGGAGGCGCCGGTGAGGTCCCCAGCTTGACGCTGGGCGATGAGACCGGAGAGCTCCCTGTCGTATTCGACATCAGCTTCGTAGCGGGCCTGGCGTTCCTCGGCGCGGACCTCGGCGGCTGCTTGACGGGCCTCGGCCTCCTGACTTTCGATCACGGAGTTGGCGAAGCTCGGGTCGAGGTCCCCATTGGCGACCCACTGCTGAAGCGTCGACTTGCTTACCGGGCGGTCATTGATGATCTCGGTCAGGATCTTGTCCGCGTTCGCTTCCCACCTCTCGTTGCGGACCCTGCGGGCTTCGTTGCGGCGGTTCGTCTCGATGACGTCGGCCGCGTCCTGGAGGTCCCGGATCTCGGACGGAGTGAAAGAGGGGGAGCCATCCTTGCGGGTCGAGAACATGATACCCCTGAGGATCTCAGGCTTCCCGAACTGCTTGGCGTAGACCTTCAGGCCGTCGATGAGGCCCGCCTTGGCTTCACCGCGGGGGACCGTGTCAGGGATCTGAGACATCAGCGCCTCGAAGTCATACTTCGGGGTGTAGCTTGGGGGGGCAGCATCGCCGACCGGCTTCAGGTTCGGGTTCTCGGCGGGCTGGCCTTGCGTCGTCCCGGTGAACTTGAACGTCGCCGGATCGACGTCCACGAGCTTGCCATCCTTGGGCACCTTCACGCGGTAGTGGAGGTGCGGGCCGGAAGCGTTGCCGGTCTCACCCACGGCGCCGATGGGGGCCCCTGCGGAGAGGTCCTGACCCTTGGTGACCGCGATGCTGTCCAGGTGGGCGTAGCTGGTTACCGTGCCGTCCGGGTGACGGACTTGCACGAAGTTGCCGCTGCGGGCGTCACGGCCCGTTGCGATGACCACGCCCTCCGCCGGGGCTTCCACTTGGGTTCCTCGCGGGGCGGCGAGATCCAGACCGACCGAACCGCGGGCCCTGTGAGCCGTGAAGCCGGACGTGGCGGTGCCGCGGACGGGCATACGGCCCGTTGTGGAGATGGGGCGGGGAGCGACCAGACCGGGGTTCTCCGCTTCCGCGGCCGTGGAGGCCGGGACCTGGATCTCCTGGATCGGGGCTTCCGCCGCACCACCGAGCAAGGGGAGACCCTTGGTGGCCGCGACGAACGCAACGTTGTCGATATGCTTGGCGTTCTGCTTCTTGGTGATGACCTCGAGGGCCCTGGGCACCAGATCCGCGCGGAGCTCGGCGAGAGCCTGGGCCAACGCGGCGCCGGCGCGTGGGGAGCCCAGATCCCGAGGCTGGCCTTTCTCATCCAACGCCACCGAGGCGAACTCGGCATTGATTAGGGCGTTGATGTCTTCCGGCGTTGCCGGGTCTTCGTCGTCAGCCAGGCGCTCATTGATCTTCGTCCGGAGCCGCTCGCCGACTTCAATGGCCGAGCGCTGGGCTCCAGCGGTGTAGTAGGCGTCAGCGTAGGACCGGCTCTTGAGCTTCTTGGGATCGGCCTGCCCTGCCTGACCGGCGAGGGCACCGGCTGCGGCGTCCTGCTGGTTTCGGCGCTGCTCGCCTGCGACCAGCTGGCCCGAGACGGCGTCCCCAAAGTCGGAAGCCACACCGAGCAGCTGCGCAAGAGCCTGCGCCTTGCTCTGGTTCGGCCCGGCAATCGGGGCGTTGACCTCGACGTTGCCGGGATCGACGCTACGGCGGGCCGGCAGGGTGAAGTCGGAGTTGTCAGTGGTCCGTCGACGGGCCGTGATGGGGCTCTGGGTCTTCGCTAGATCAGCCATTTAGCTTCCCGATTTCCTGCTTGCGTTCATTTTGGCCGACGCCGCCGACAGGCCGATCATCAGCCCGGCCGTCAGAGTGCTCGGCGTGGAGATGAACTTGGAAGCGGTCTCAGCATCCGAGGCAGCGCGGCGGCTCTCTCGGTTGGCCAGCGAGGTCTTGTTGGAGAGCTCGGCCTGCATTGCGCTATCCATCAGGAGCGTTTCGATAGACCCGGAGGACAGGCTCAGGCCGGCCTCCCCGGCGGCCACCTGGATGCGGGATTGCTCTCGGCGCATCTCTCGGAGGCGGTTGTTGATCTCGGCCGTAGTGGCCTGGTCGATCTGCTTCTTTCGCTCGACGTTGGCGGCCTGGAGGGCCTTGTTGGTAGCCGTGGCGGCCTTGTTCTGCGAAATGATTTGAACGGCGGAGGTAGCCCCCGCGATGATAGCCGCCCCGATGGCGGCGGGGACACACACGTCATCGGCTCCTTGAAAACTGGATGAAGGGCCGCTTCTCGGGCCCATGCCGGGGATCGGCGTCGATGAAGCGGAAGCCTGCCCAGACCAGCCAATCCAAGGCGGCCTCGTTGCGGACATCCACGAAATTGGTGAGGACCGGATAGACCTCGAGCATCTCCTCGGCATACGGCCGAGAGAGCCGGGCGAAGGCCACGCGCTCCCGCCCGGAAGCGTCAGTGGCCACAAGCCAGGGCTGGCCCACGCCGGCGATGACGCTTGGCGCCACGCCAAACAGCACGACAGGAAGGCCTGTCCGGTCAAGGCCGACCCAGCAGCGGGTGGAGCAAGCCACCGACTGCCGGACCGCTTCGGCGGGTTCGCCCCCCACAGAGGCCTGGATCTCGTCGATGTCCGCTTGGCGGAGGTTGGTGGCGATATGCTCGACGAGGCCCCGGACGGTGTCGTCCGGGAGGTGCTCAAGGGAGACGACTTTTGCCATTATGATGCCCTGTTGAAGTAGAGGCCCTCCCACTCCGCGCTGACCCAGCTGCTCGCGAACGGGGTGTCGTTGGCGAGAGTGATGGAGAGGCGGGAAGCCTCGGCCGATACGCTGAAGGGGATGGCGTCCGAGGCGTAGGCCTGGGCCCCCAGGAGGAACCCGCTGTAGCCGATACGCTGGGACGAGACGTTGTAGACGCGACGCTTCGAGGCGTCGTCGAGGTTCGCATCGCGGCCGTAGGGGTAGATCTCCACGGTGAAGAACGGGGTCTCCGACGTAGTGATCGACATGGACCGCAGCTGGAGCCTTCCGCTTTCGAGAGGGCGCCCTTGGTAGTCGCGCGGGAACTGGCGGCTCAGGACGAGGGCCGTCTTGTAGACCTCACCGGCGGTGACCGGGTGGGCACTTTCGTTACCTTCGACAGTGACCGTGGTGCCCGAGACCGTAACCTTCGTCCCGTCGATCAGGCTCTCCGGGTAGGGATGGCCCTTGGTCCGCACGAGCCGCAAACGAACCGGATCGGGTTCGTAAGGGAACGTGAAGGTCGTCAGGCCGGTCCCGGCGTTGTAGGTGCCGGTGAGCGTGACGAGCCGGTCCAGGTAGATCTGGTGGTCCTGCTGGGGCGCTACGGCGTCCTGGCGGAGATCAATCTTCTCGAGGTAGGCCTTGTTAGACCGGCGGACTACGAGGGTCAGCTGGCCGTCCGCAAAGTCCCCAGAGATCACATGACCGCCGGAAAAGGACCACCGCTTCCACGAGGACAGGACCTTCTGGTCCGCATCCCAATAGAACTGGTAGGTGTAGACTTGGCCAGGGGTCGTCGAGTTCGAGGCAAGGGCGACCAGGCCACGGACCCCGTGGAGCGGGACCAGCTTGGACACACCTTCAGGGATCAGGCCCGGAACGTGCGCGGTGATGTCGGCGGCGTCCTTGGCGTCCCGTCCGTCGAGGCGGGTGTATTCCAGGATGGATGTATAGCCACCCGCCGCGGCCGCGAAGTAGACCGTGTCGCCGTAAGGCGCAGGCCGCACTCCGGGAGCGAGGCTGTAGTCCGTGACCGGCCGGATCTCGATGGAGTTGATCGAGGTGCCGCTCTGGCCGTTCGACAGCGAGAGCTGCCGTTTGGCCGAGAAGAGCATGATGCCGTCGTTGAAGGCCGTTGCGTAATCCAACAGGGCGACGTCAGTGGTCGTTGCGGAGACCGAGAGGGCGTCCGCATCGAGAGCGTCGAGGACCGTGCGGCGCCAGAAGTTCCCGTAGTCGCCCACAACGGACATGACGACCGCTTCGTCCACCGCAAAGCCCAGGCGGTTCTGGTAGAAGAAGACGTCGCGGATGACCTTGCCGACGAAGGCCGGCGCGGGGTTGCTCGTCTTGTCCCCGACAGAGCGGGGCTTCCAGCAGAAGGGCTTGAACTCGAACGTCCCGTCCGACTTGCGGATCAGGGCGTGAGGCATGGTGGTGGACTTGATGGCGTTCTTCAGGCCCGGTGCGCGGGTCTCGTTCCACACGCCACCCTTGGAGATGACGTAGTAGGACTGGAAGTTGCTGTCCGCGCTGCCCATCACCTTGTAGAGAAGGCCATCGGCCGGGGTGGCCGGGAGATCCTTCTCCAGCTGGACCGTCCCGGAGAGGGTGTCAGGGATGGTGTCGTTCTTGAAGCACTCGGAGCCCGGAGCAGACGCCGGGGGGACGTAAGGGGCCGCCAGCGTTGGGTTGGTGTTGCCGACGGGCGGGGCACCACTGGCACCGGTGCCGCCACCTACCGTATCGGACAGGGTCTCGTCGAGATACCAGGTGCCCTCCCTCACAGCGAGACCAACCTACCCCACGAGAGGGTGCCGCCAGGGCTCGGGAGGTCTGCGGGCGGGGTCGCTGTGTCGGCGCCAAGGTCGTCAAGTTCGACCGTCACCGAGGAGTTGACGATGAAGGTGTAGTCGGCGACCGTAACGGCCTTGAAGGCCCCCGCGGGGGCACCGGCAAGGTAGCCCCAACCGAACGGGGCGGTCACCGTCTTCTCTTCGCCGGTGGCTCCATCGAACACGCGGAGAGCGCCGTCGGCGATGACGACGATGTAGCGCTCATTCTTGTCGCGGTTGATATGGTGGACGAAAGCGTCCTCGATATTGGTCACGTTAAGGTCCGCTACGTGCTGCGTCGGGGGACGACGAGAGACGCCGCGGGCGATGTCGACCCAGGTATTGAGCTCGTCCTCGGTCTGGTCCGCTGAGCGGAGGATCGGGGGCTGAAGCGAAATGCCGTTGTTGAGGGACGGGATCGTCCGGGTCACAAGGGACATAGTTCCTCCTCAGGTTAGCCGAAGCGGCGCCTCAGGGACCGCCGGGCCGATGGGTTCGCTCGGAAGCTGTTGGTGTCTCGGGTGCGCCGCTCGCTGCGCCACAGGCGGTCCCACGCGCGCTGCTCGTCGCGGTCGTTGTATCCGTCGAGGAGAGGGGAGGACACGCGCTGGGCCTGGAACTTCCGGGCAGCGGCGATGGAGACATAGGTGCGGGCCGTCTGGGGGATGTCCTCGAAGGGGTAGGCCCAGATGATCTCGACCTCGACGGCCGCGGTGAAGGTGTAGGTCTGGTTATCCAGATCGTAGAGCGAGAGTTCGTTGGTGTTGGGGTTCCGGCGGACTACGATGTTGGACGACACGGTGGATGCGTCGACCTCCATGGCGCCGGAGGGGATCTTGATGGTCCCGTCGATCTGCGGGGAGAGGCTGTAGTTGCGGTCGGTGTTCCACGACCAGCCCTGGGCCTCAACGTCCCGTAGCGTATCCCGGAGGACCTGGAGGGCGTCGACCACGTCGGGGACGCCGGACACCGTCAGGGTGTTGACGGGAGACTGGCCGATGGACGCCAGCATTCGATTGACCGCCTCGAGCTCCGTCGAGGGGGCGATAAGGGTCGACAAGGGCGGGGTCTCCAGAAAATGAAAAAATGGGGTGCCCCTCGAAAGAGACACCCCATGCGGGTTTTAGCCGGTAGCGCCGGCAAGCAGGAGATCGACGGTCACCGTAGCAGCCGCCGCCACGTTGGCACCGCCAACGAGAAGCTCGATGATGTCGCCACCCTGGAGGGTGATCGGCACACCGGCCTGGGCCGAGGCGTCCACCTTGGAAGCCGCACCGGCCGTGGTGGCCGCGGTGAGGACCGTGAAGGAGCCGCCGCGGTTCAGGCGAAGCTGGAGGGTGCAGCCCGCGCCGAGGGTCGCCGAGGTGCGCACAATGGCGTCGACAAGGCGTTCACGGAAGTTGGGCGGGAAGGTGAGGACGTTCACCTGGTCACCGCTGGCGGCCACACCGTTGGTGAAGGCCAGCGTCTTGACGATGCTCGAAACGTCGGTGTTCACCGACGGCAGACGGTCGTCAGCGAGCGAAGTGATGGTAGCCACTGCTCAGAGCCCCTTAGGCGATCTTGAGCTCGACCGCGCACTTGCTGCGCAGAACGCGGGTGCCGACCATGCGGCGGCCAATCATCAGGACACCCTGCTTCTCGGGCTGGTCAACCAGCTGGAAACCGACGTCCTGGACGATGACCGAGGCCGCAGCGTATTCGGTGAATACGATGCCGCGGGCATTCGTCGCATCCAGACGGTAGTAGGACGGGATCGAGGTATCCGAGGTGCTGTTAACACCAAACACGGCGTTGGCGACGTTCGACTTCGAGATCTGGATGTCGTCGACCGTGGTCAGCAGATGGCGCTGGATCGAAGCCACACCGCCGTTGTAGTCGCGGTTGAGGTTGCGGTCCGAGCGGGCCAGCAGATACCACTGAGCAGTCGGCAGGACGGCATAGACCGCCTGGGTATCGACCGGGACGCGCTTGGCGTCCATGTTCTCCTTGGCCTGGCTCAGGCCGTCGAACAGGGCCGTTGCGGTGTTCGCGAAGGCCGCGTTGGTCAGGGCCGTGCCGCCGGTGTCGCCGGTGAATAGGGCGCCCGAGCGGGCAGCACGCAGGATCGTGCGCATGACGTTGCGGTCATGGTGCTCGGCGAGTTCGCGACCGATTGCTTCGGTGTAAGGCGAACGGACTTCCACGTCGAACAGTGCCTCGTCGACGTCCGAAACGAACACCGAGGAGATCAGCTTGTCGTCCGGCGAGATGGTAATGTCCTGCGACGCGATTGCACCGCCGGTGATCTCCTGGCCGGGGATGTGGTATTCAGCCGAGGCATTCCAGAACGCCGGGAACTTGACCGACTTGGCGCCTGCAAGAGCCTGGGTCTTGTGCTTGTCCGCCATGATGACCGCAGCGTTGTATGCGGTCAGAACTTCGCCGCCACGGACGTCGAGGGCGAGTTCGTAGGCATCCGTGCCACCCTGACGGAGGGCCGGACGGGAGGGAATGCTGTTGCTCATTTGCTTTCAGACTTGTTGAGGTGGGGTTTCTTGGGTCCCGCTTTTCCTCAAGGCCCAGCGTCAGTCAGGATTATCGGCCACAGCCGGTCCTACGCGAAGGTTGTCTCTTGGTCCGCAAGGTAACGCACCGACTTCCACGGGCACCCTCCTGGCCGGGCGTAGCCGGTGGAGGTTGTAGCGGGAGAAAGACCGGCCCCACTACGGGCCGTGACGGCTCATCTCGGCGTCCCGAGGAGAGCTTGTGTCACCCTGAAGTGTGCTTGCCGCCGTCGCGGTAGAGGCATCAGGGGTTCGATAGAGATCCGCCCTGTATTATCTAACAGAGGGGCCGGACGTGTTTTCAACCGAAGCGGCGAAGACCGCTGCGGGGGGTAACGTGCTTCAGGGTGCCCGCCTTCTTGGACCGCTCGAGCTTCGCCACAGCGGCCCTGCGGGCCAGCGTGTCATTCTTGGCGTCGGCCTCGGCGAGGTCGCGGGTGAACTCTTCCTTGTCGTGGTAGAGGTCGCCGGTGGCGGCGCCCCCGGCCGGGAAGGTTAGCTGCCCTTCCCCTGCGGGGAGGACGGCGGCCGCCAAGAGGCCCTTGACGGCAATATCACGGAGGTCCGGATCGTTGAGCGAAGCGTTATACTTCTCGATCTGGGCCGGGGTCCAGTTCGTCTTGGCCCACTCGACCGCTGCGGCGTAACGCTCCTGGCCGCCCGATAGCTCGTAGACCCGAGCCGTCAGCTGCTCGCTGAGCGCCTTGACGCCGGCCAGGTAGGTATCGAGGAGTTCCGGCGGGATGCCACCAGCGATGATCTTCTCGCGGGTTTCCTCGGAGAGGTCACCGGTGTTCGAGAACTCGGCCGCTGCGTCGGAGAAGAGCTCCGGAGCAATGCCAGCTGGGGGATCGACAGGGTCCGTCACGGACGGATCAGCGGGCTGGTCGCCTGCCGGGGGCTCGTCGCCCTTCGGCTCCGGAGCTCCGCCCTTGAACTTCTCGAGTTCGGTGTAGCTCTTCAGCAGAGCGTCAACACGGATCTCACCCTTCTCGGCATCCCAGAACTTCTCCGGGATGTCGGCCGGGCGCTCCTTCACCGCAGGGCCGGTGGCGGGTGGGGGCTCGGGCGGGGCTTCCCCACGGCCCAGGGTCGCTAGGCGAAGGGTCTCTTCGCTCAGCTGCGGGGCCGCTGCGGTCGGCGCAGAGGCCGCCGTTGGCGACGGGCTGTTGGGGTCGATTGTTACCTCAGACATTGCAGCCTCCTACGCTCGGGATCAGAGGTAATTCTCGATGACCGTGCCGTTGTCGGCCTTCGTCTTCTCGACCTTCGGCTTGCGGGCGTAGACGTCCACGTTGCCTTGGGCCGAGAAGTCTTCGACCTCTTCGACCGTCTCGATTTCCGTGACCGCGGCCGGCTCCGGCGCCTCGACTACCGGCTCGGGGGCCGGCTCGCTGTTCTTGGTTGCCATTGGTGTCCTCGTAGTTATTGCACGGGCGGTGCATTGACGCTGTCAACGAAGCCCTTAGCAAGCTGAGGAGCCGCAGCGATGCCGCCCTGGGTCAGGGCCGCCTGCTGCTGTTCATCAGCGATGTCTTGCGGGTCGCGCAGAAGGCTCGCAACGTCGGCCACACCACGGCTCACGCCAAGGCGGTTGGCGACCTCACGGCCCTCAATGTTCTGCTGGAGCCACCCGTCCCCAAAGATATTCCGAAGATCCGTGAGCCAGCCCACCAAGGCTGCGCTCTCGTGGTTCTGGCCCAGGGCGTTGAAGCCCGTAACGATGACCAGATCGACCTCGTCGGGGAGCTCGGGGGCCTTCTTCTGCCTCGTCAGGATGTAGAGGAGACGCGAGGCGTAAGGCCGCTGGACCTCGGCCGAGAGGACCGTATAGGTCCCGCCGAGGGCGTCTTCGAGTTCCTGCGAGATTGCCCGGATCTCCTCCGCGGTGACGCGCTCGGCGTCGCGGATGGTGTTCGCGGTCAGAAGGAAGGCTTGGCCCAGACGGCGCTCGATGGCCTGAGCCATCTGCCACACGATCTGGAAGTCGGAGCTCTTGTCCAGCTGAAGGGTCTGGACGCGGTCCTTGAGGCCGTGGAGGAAGTCCCCGCTTTCCGCGGAGGCCAGCTCTTCGACGTCAACGCCGCCGTTGGGGTCCACAAGGCGGACGATACGGGCCGCTTCGATGGCGAACTTCAGGATGGACTTGTTGGCGTCCTCAAGGGAGAGGAAGTCGCCGGCGTATTCCGTCACATAGGCGCGGCCATAATCCGAGCCGGGAACGGCCTGCCACCTGAGGGCCTGCCACCCGGCCTTGGTCTTGTCGACCGAGCCCCGCGACTTGGGAACTTCGACCCCGTTGATCTCCTCGTAGTGGACCATCTGGTCGCCTTCGAGGTAGACGTGGGTGTAGAGCTTGACGGGCTTGTCTTCGTCCGACTTGCTGGGGTCATACTTGACGTTGCAAGTGTTCCGGACTTCATCCGAGAGCTCCGACGGGCGGATCTCATCCTGGATGACGGCCTCAACCAGCGCGCCGTTCTTCCCGCGCCGAACCACGAACTGATCCAGGCGCCACATGCGCATCTGACTTCCATCGTCGGGCTGGTAGATGAGGGCGTTTCCGGCCACGACCAGGTGGCGGATTGCCTCCATCCAAATGGTGCGCGACATGCTCTTCTCAGCAAGCGTGAGGGCCTGGAGAGAGATCTCGGCGAGACGTGCGTTGGCTTCGCCGAGCTTCGCGCCCATGGCGTCAGCGACCGCCGAGTTGATCTCGAGGCGGAAGAACGGACGCTCAGGAGGGAAGAGGGCCAGCAGCAACTTGGCCGAGACGTTGTTGACCAGGCGGGCGCCGTTGGCCGTATAGGGCTGTTCGGTTACCTGGTGGGGGTCCGAGGAGCCCTCTTCAGGGATCAGTCCTGGGATCGTGAGGCGGGACGCTTCGCGGGCCTGAGACAGGACGTTATCACGGCCGCGCTTGAGCGCTGAATAGCGCTTCGCTGCCATCCCGGTGATGGTTGCTTTGGTCTCAGCCACCGGTGTTCATCGCCCTCCTGCGGGTGATTTCCGCCGCGCCTGCGCGGACGGCGTCGAAGCCCTGGAGGCCGGCGGGGATGAACGGGGTGCGCATAGGCGCTGCGGCCGCCGTGGGCGGGGGCGAGGTGTAGCCCGGCGCCGAAGACGCGGGAGTTCCGCTGCCCAGGTCGATCCGGAGGTTCTGCTTGCCGATGCGCAACTGACCCGCGGGGTCAAAGCCATCGAGAAAGGGGTTCCGGATGATGGGGAGGGGCTTGTTGGCGTTGGGGTCCGCCTGGACCTTAGGGGTTTTGACGCTGCACACGGCCTAGTCCTCGCTTCTCCCGGAGGACCGGGGAAATGGACCGCTCGCTCCACTGGCGCAGTTCGCGCACGATGGACCGGCGGCCGGCTTTGAACATGATGGAGGCCAGGGTGTCGTTAGGGAGTGGCGACGGCTCTGGCTGGAGCTCTTCGAGCGCCTCCAAGAGCTCCTTCGCGGTATGCGGAAAGGGCTTCATTCGGTTTCCAGAAAAATATGGGGAAGGTGGCGAGCATTGCTCGGCGTCACCTTCCCCTCAGGGTCACCATAGGAGGCTATGTGGAGCTTCTGACGTCTCCACCTATGGGGACCTATTCCCGCTCAGCCTCGCTAAGATACGGAGGAAGCCAGAGAATTGGTCTCACTCCGTCGTAATCCTGGTGTTGCAGAATGCGGGCCAAACGGGCCTGCACGAGAGCGTCATGTTCATCGAGCCCCTTCGAGTAGAAGGCGCACAGGACGTCCTCCCAAGCCTCGAGCTCGTCTTCCGCTTCCAGCACGCTCTCGGCCCAGATCGACTTGGCGCCAACGCCGGGGGCGCCAGGATAACCGTCGGTCTGGTCTCCGACGATGGTCTGCCAGAAGTGGAAGCGGATGGCCTGGATCGGCGTAATGTCAAAGATCAGGGGACGCTTGGGGTCCTTCTGGACGTGGGGCCGATACAGCTTCCCCGGTATGGTCATCATGTCCTTGTCGGCGGAGACCATGATCCTCTCATCGGTCCGCGAAGGGTCCGTTGCGATGATCCCCATGACGTCGTCGGCTTCCAGCCACGGCCGCTCCTCGACCGTGTATTCCGACCTCATCCAGTCCTTGATCTCGTAGAGGTAGACCGGGCGCTCGGTAGCCGACCTGAGCTCCTTGTAGGTGGGGTCGATCCGGTCCTTGCGGAACGACCGGAAGTCGTCCGAGAGACAAATGGTGACCTCGTCGGGCTTCAGGATGTCGATGAGGCGCTCGAGCTCAGCCTCGGCGGCCGCCTTGGCGTCGTCAAAGGACGCTGCGGTCGACTTGTTGCCGTCGCCGTTCCAGTCGTAGGACCGCTGGGTCGCTGCGGAGGATCGGTAGGCGAGGAGGTCGGCGTCAACGAGCAGTGTGCGGGTCGTCAACGGCCACTCCGAGGTCTGTGAGGATCTTCTCGTGGTGCGAGAGCAGGGCGGTGACCACAATGTTGATCTCCGTCCGGCTGAGGCGGAGGAACATCCGGTTCTTGTCGATGCCGTTCCCCTCCGGGTCGGCCGAGGTCAGGACCAGATAGGTGGGTTTCTCGGCGTCAGGCGCCCAGGTGCCAATCTCGTCGATCTGACCGATGCTCTTGGCGGCGGTGAGGACTTGGTCTGGGGTCATCCGAACACCCTCCTCCACCAGGGCTTCTTCTCGGCCTTCTTCTTGGCCTCTTCCTGCCACCGCTCACAGGTCTCGCCGATGCCGTTGATGGCCCTTGCGCGGCCGTTGGCGATGTCCAGCTTGCCGCCTTCCTGGTTCCCATAGGCGACCCAGGCGCCCGCAGTGCCCTCTACGGGCAGCGCAGCGTGTGCCGTGTCAGCCTTCAGGCCGCTCGCCGTCACGAGCTCCGTGAAGCACCTCGGCGCATAGTAGGTCGTCGCGACCGTCGTGCAGGCAGAGAGCCCGCAGACCAGCAGCGTGGAGAGCAGGGTCAATAGGAGCGTCCGCCCCCGGTGCAGTAAGGATCTCACGAGTGGTCTCCACGGTTCGTTGCGTGATCCTCGCGACCTCCGCTTGGTGGTCGACGACGATCTTGATGGTGTCCTGGGATGCCCCTGCGGCCGCTGTGGCCTGGACGGCCCCGACGCGGGCCGTATTGGCCGCCACGAGGGCGGCGCGCGGGCGGGCGATGAAGAACCAGTAGGCGGCGGCGAGGGACAATAGGAAGGCGATAAGGGTCGCCAGGGTTCGCTTGGTCATGCGAACCGCTTGTTGAAGCCCTCAGTGCCGAAGAAGTCGTCCTGCTCGAGGTCTTCAATCAAGTCGATCAGCCCATTCCGCAGGAAATCTCGAAGCTCGGCGTCTGTGGCCTGCGCCGCCCACTCCCGGAGTTGTGCTGGGTTGAGGTTTCGGTTTCTTGGCATAGGTCCTCTTATGCCCCGGTCACCCGCACTCCCCGCCGGAACGTGGCGTAGAAGCTGGCGATGGCTCGGAGCTCGTCGATGGTGGCGTCCGACTTCAGTCGGTTCGCGCGATTGGAGATGACGATGGTGTTCCCCGGCACGTAGCCGAGCTCCGGCTCGATCCTGTCGAGCGAGGGGCTGTTGGCACCGCCGCCTTTGTTCCCGGTCATCTGGAAGATGGGGATGCCAAGGATGGGGCAGTGCGTGGGGATCACAATGTCGTCGAGGGAAATGGTGAAGGGGAGGCTCAGGGATTTCGCCCGGCCTCTGGCGTTGTCGAGCAGGACCCGCCGGGGGTCCCGCCCTTTACGCTCAGTGCGTGTCCGACCAGCGGATGCCGATGTCTTTCGAGCCGGCAAGCGGGCAGCGGAGGTTGAAAGCCTCTCCCGCTCGTCGGATCGCAGCCGCCGCAATCGACCCAATTTCTTCTGCAAGGTGCTCCTCTGCTTCGATCTGGAACTCGTCGTGAACATTGGCCACGAAGGCGAACTCCTTGCCGTGGGTCCAGCCACGAGCGAGGAACTCCTCGTAAGCGAGGACCAGAGCCTTCTTCATTACGATGGCCCCACCGCTCTGTAGCAGGGTGTTGAGGGCGGAGTGCATCCCTCGGACACGGAGCTTGCGCCCGTCGAGGCCGCGGAGGTAACCGGTCTTGGCTTTCTCTTGGACAGCCGCTTGCAGCGCCCCCAGAGCGGGAAGGCCCTGCTCGATCTTGCGGCGGCCGGTTGCCCCGAGACGGCTCAATGCGTCGTCCTTCGCCTTCCCTGGGGGATACTTGGCGTTGAACGCAGCGCGCTTGTTGTCGCCCATGTCTTCGTAGGCGGTGAAGCCGAGCTTCCAATTGCCGGCACCGTAGAGGTAGGCGTATTTCCAGGTCTTCGCGTTGTCGCGGGTGTTGAGGCCGACGAGGTCGCGGTTGACGCTGTGAACGTCGGTGCCGTCCTTCTTGTCCCCATTGACGACCGTGTCGGCATACTTGCCGCCGTCGTAACGGGCCATGTAGTGAGACAGCATCCGGAGCTCGAGGCCCTCGGCGTCCACACCAACCAGCTTCTTACCCTTCGGCACGGTGAACAGCGAGCGGAGCTCGTAGCCGTAGCCGCCACGAATGCCCTTGAGGATGTTGCCGTCCTTGTCGACCTTCACCTTGGCGACTTGCGCCACGTTAGGGTCCGAGTGGGTCATCCGTCCGGTCACCGCGCCGTTGGAATTGACGCGGCCGTGGATGCGCCCGTCGGGCTTCACCATTTTGAGCAGCGCCTTCTCGCCGGTGGCGAGGAACCCGAGCGCCTTGCTGACGATCAGGTAATCCTTGAGAAGCGAGACTTCCGGATAAGCGAGAGCATCGAGCGTGGTTTCGTCGATCTTGGGCTGGCCGCTCGGGGTGAACTCCTGGGGCTCCCACCCGTAGACCGAGGTCAGCCGGTTCGCTATCTTCTGGCGGGAGGAGGGCTCGAACTCGACTAGCTGGACCGGGCAGTGGGCCCACCCGGCGTCGACCGAGCGTTTGACCACCTCGCCGGAGGACGTGACACCCTTGAGCCAGACCTTGCGGGTCGGCGTCTTGGTGACGATGCGACCTTTCTCGACGACCGGGGCATACCACGGCTTGAACGCTGCACGGAGCTCACGGTCGAGCTCGGCCTGCGTTGCGGTCATCTCCGCGGCGAGTGCCTCGGCCGCCGGGATGTCCAGCATGAAGCCGTGCTTCTCCTGGAGGTCGATGATCTGGGCAACGTCCATCTCGAGCTTGAGGGCTTCGTAGGAGTAGCCTTGGTCCTCGATCTTCTCGAGGAGCTTCAGGGTGACTTCGCAGTCCTGCTCGCAGTAGTCATCCATCTCGGGGTTGAAGGTGCCCCAGACGTAGTCGACCAGGGCGTCCCTGGTGAGGCCAAGGGCCTTGCCTTCGGCTTCCTTCTTGGGGCCGTAGTCGCCCTTGTAGGAGACGAGACGGTATCCCCAAGCCTCGAGCGAGTGGCGGCCGGTGAGGTTCCGCTTCAGGAAATCGTCAGGGCGCTTGCGGCGCTTTATGGCCTTGAAGTCGATGTCCTTGAGGTCCGTCCAGACGACGCGGGAGTAGACCAGCGTGTCGTGGATTTCGCCCTTGGGCTTGAAGGTCGGGTAGATCTTCTGGAGAGCCGGCACGTCGAAGTTGACGATGTTGTGCCCGGCGATTTCGGGAGCCTCGGAGAGCCTGCGGAGGCCGTCAAGGATCGTGCCGTCCGGCGGGCGGCCCGCGCGGTCGGGGTGGTTGTTGAAACGAAGGCGCTCGCCCGTTTCACGGTCGATCATGTTGATGCAGTGGATGACCGTGAGTTGGTCGAGCAGGCCGTTCGTCTCGATGTCGAAGACGATCATCGGCGCTCCTATTGAGGGGCTCAGTCGACGTTGATGAGGTCGTAAAGGGCCGTTAAGCGGTCGTTGGGCAGCAGCTTCCCGCCGCCGTAAGCAATCTTGAGCTCGTTGAGCCCTTCGACGAGCTCCACGCGGTAGTCTTCGTCGCGCCGGTCCCAATCCAGGAAGAGCTCGAGAAGGTCGAACGGGAGAAGGTTGTAGCCCCTCTCCACGTATTTGATTGACCGGAGCGTCGAGCTAATGGGGCAGTGGATGTTGATGAGGCGGAGCCGCTTCGCTTCTTCATCCTCAGCAAACCGATGGTCTACCAGGACTTCCGTCGGGGACACAATGGCGGCCCGGACGACGGTGAAATCAAAGTTCCCAATGACCTCTTCCGCCGAGCCGACAGTCACCATCCGGAACTTCTTGACCGGCTTGATGAGCTGGATCTTCGGAACAAAGGCGAGCTTGCCGGTCGTCGAGGTCTTGAAGGTGATGGCCCGATTGGTCTCGACTTGCACCCCAAGGTGTCCCGAGATCCTGCCCTTGAGGAACGCAAAGTCCTCCTCGGTGTGGCAGTAGACGTCAACGTCATCGGCCGGGATCGGGGAGACGGTGGGCGACGCGCAGTAGCGGGCGTAGCCGCCGCAGATGACGCCGCGGTCGCCGAGAAGGTCGTAGAGCGGCCGAATGACGTCGAAACCGCGGATAATAGGGGTCTTGGTGAACATCGGCGCTCCTATGGGAAACAGGTTGGCCCCACCGGTCCCCGATACGGTGAACCTTTCGGCCAATTTATCCCCCGGCCGGAGCCTTGAGGGGTGGGTTGGGGAGCCCCGGCACACCCTTTCCGAGGGGTGCTTTCCTCCCCGGTTCATCCTTCCGGGCGGGGTATCGGGATCAGTCGACCAGCGCCTTGATCCGGTCGCGGACCCGCTTGGCCCGCTGGATTTCGTCAATCGCCTTGTCGGCAATCGCATTGGCCTGTTCGCGGACCTTGATCTCGGCATCGGCGACGCGCTGCTGGCGGTCCCAGCTTTCGAGCCAGTGGTCGTTGGCCGCCTGGTGCTTGCGATGCTGCGCTTCGATAAAGCCGTCCAGCTGGGCGTCGAGCTTGAGGGCCTCGGAGAGCAGGGCGTCGAGGCCCAGGTCGAAGAACTCGGCGTCCATCAGCTTGATGGTCGCGATGATGCGCGCGACGGTGTCGCGGATGATGGACATGTCAGAAGCTCCTATGGTCAGGAAAGGAGGAGGTAGAGGGCACCGGTCAGGCCGACCGAGAGGACGGCTCCGAGCGTGGTGAGGTCGGCAAGGAAGCCGATTCGGTTATCCGCGCGGTGGAAATCGACCGCAGTTTCGGCGAGGGTCCAGGTGATGAACAAGGTGAGGACCAAGAGGATGCCGCCAAGGGTCTTCATCGGACCTCGTCGGCGGCCTTCTGGCCCTCGAGCTCGATCAGGAGCTCAATGTAGTGCTTGGCCTTCAGGAGGTCCGGAACGCCGCCCTTCTCGCGCCAGCGGGTCACATACTTGACCACGCAGCCCTCAATGAAGGGAAGATTGTTGGCGTGGATGAACTCGACGGGCTGGATCTTGCGGTTCTTGTAGTGGTCACCGGAGATCTGGACGTCGAGGGCCGAGCGGATTTCGTTGAGGGAGACGGGGGGGACCGCCTTGGGTCGATAGCGGTAGGCGAAGTCCGTAAGCCAGGTCACCCCCTCCGGGCCTGCGGTTTCCCACTCGCACTGCTCAGTGAGCCAATCGAACTCAATCTCATGGGTCGAAGCGGAAACTCCAGGAGGCCCATCACCACGGAAGCGGGGCGCCCAATACGTCCACCCCTCGTCAGAAGTCTTGTCCGGCGCCTTCGTCTCGGAACCCATGGGTATTCTCCTCAAGGTCCGCCTCCACGAGCCGCCCGGTCTCCCGGTCGTAGGCCAAGCCGAACGTGACGCCCGTAGCGTCCCCCGTCTCGCGCTCTTTGAGGATGCGGAATGTCGTTGGTTTGCCTGGCTCCTGCTTGTTGCGCTCGAGGGCGAACAAGTTGTGTGACCATCGGGCGATGGCGCGGGAGCCGGTGAAATGCTTTTCGAGGACGCGGCCGCCCTCTTCGTGGGCCGTGCCGGTCGGGGTGGTCAGGTGCGAGATAAAGTGCAGCGTGAAGTGGTGCTGCTCGACCATGCTCGCGAGGTCCGACATGATGACGTCCAGCGCCTTGCGGTCGTCGTCCTCCTGCGCGATGAGCGCGGTGAGGTGGTCAAGGAAGATGTCCTTGATCCCCAGACCGAGGACCATGTAGCGGATGCGCTCCTTGATCGAGGACCAGTCCTTCGCCCCAAAGTGATTGTAGGGGAAGAACAGGCCGTCCATCTCGTCGATGGCCTCGGCCAGGCGCTCGCCGTCGAAGTCGACACCGGGCACATGGACGCGGGCACCGATGCGCATACCGGCAAGGGTCCGGATGGTCTTGACCGGGTTCTCTTCGAGCAGCAGCGCGCCAACACGGCGAGGCTCCGGGGCGATGATCGGGATGCCGTCGTGCGGCTCGATCATGTCCGGAAACATCGTGCAGAGCATCAGCTGCTTGAACAGGGTGGTCTTGCCCGAGCCCACACCAGCACCATAGCCATAGAGCTCCCCGCGGCGGATGCCGTAGGTCGCCTTGGTCAACGTCGGGAACGGGAAGGGGAGACCATACTCCGGCGGCCGGATCGCCTTCTCGCGCAATGACGACACCTCGAGGATGCCGTCGGGGCGATACTGGCGGGCCTGCCACGCAGCCGTGACCATCTCCCTCTCGCGCCCGGCCTGGAGCATATCGCTCGCGTCCTTCAGCGGGAGGTCGGCGATGTAGGCCTTGCCGGGGGTGATGAGGGCCGCGCACTTGACCGCGGCTTCCTGGCCAGGGTCGTCCATATCGAACATGAAGACCACGCGCTCGAACTGCTCGAGCCAGTGCGCCGCCTCAGCGATTGCCTTATGGGCCGATGCGGCGCCGTCAGGGACCGATACGACCGGCCAGGTGTTCCCCATGGCCTGCGCTTGGCTCATTGCGTCGAGCTCGCCCTCGGTGACGACGACCATGCGGCCGCCGGCCTTGAACTTGGACTGCCCGAAGAGGGGCAGGATGCCCTTCTTCTTGCCTACCCAATGGATGCCGTCCTTGTCACGGGGACGGATCTTCTGGGCGACCACTCGGCCCGAGGCGTCGTGGTAGGGGGCAATCTGGACGCTCTCGCCGTGCTGCTGACCGATGCGGTAGTCGTATTGCTGGACGGTCTTCAGGGTCAGCTTGCGCTTGCCGAGGGGCGCGTGGTCGCCCCGGAGGAGCTCTCGGGGAAGGGGGCTAACACTACCCTGAGACGGGCCAGACCTTCCCCCTTCCCCTGCCTGCCACGCGGTCTCTTCAGGGCAGGCGTAACAGTAGCTGTGCCCGTCGTCGTAGACTGCACGGGCGTCGGAGGAGCCACAGTGTTCGCACGGCCCCTTGTAGAGCAATGCGCTCTCTGTTTCGTGGCTCATTGTGCGGACCGCAGCGCCTCCTGCGCGGCCAGAAGCTCGGCCGCAGCGGCGGCAATCTTCCGGTCGTAGAGTTCCTCCACCTCCTCAACGGTCAGGGAGAGGATGTAACGCTTCCCACCGGGGGCCGAGAAGATGGCCGAAGGGAACGCAATGTCTCCCTTGCGGAGCACGTCGCGCTGGGAAAGGAGACGAGCCGAGTGGCCCGCCGCGCTCGACAAGCGCTGTGCTGCTTCGATCAAGGGGTCAGCCACGTGCCTTCGTCCCTTCCCACGCTTCCGTGAGGATTGTCGGTGCGGGCACCGGCGGGAGACCCAGGCGTTCGGCAAGGGCCTCGAAGGCCAGGCCGAGGGCCGTCTTATACCGCAGAGGCCGCCGAATTGGCTTCGCGAAGACGGGCGTCCTGGACTTTCTTCCGCGGCTGTGCCGACGCTTTGCGGACGAGGTGGTATTCGCCATATGGGGCCCCCTTGGTGTCTTCTTTATGGATGGTGACGATCTCCGTCCCTTCAGGGAGGAGATCCTGACGTTCTCGCCGGAGGCGGTGGATCACGTCGGACAGCCGGAACCGGCCGTATTCGATGATGGCACTGCCTTCGGAGATATGGCCGCGTGAGCGCAGATGCGCCGCGACGACCTCGATGCGGGATTGGGTCACTTCAGCGGTTTTCCCGGTTTGAGGTAGAGGGCCCGCTCGCGTTCGCGGCGGGTGACCAGGCCGGGCAGCTTCTTGCCCCCGGCGAAGACCCACTTGCGGAACTCGTCCGCGGCGGCGGCATACTTGCCAGCGTTGTGGAGCTTCAGCAGGGTGCTGTCCCCGAGCCCCTCGGCCTTGGTGTCCTCGTCGATGTCTGGGCCTACGTTGAAAGCGAAGCAGACCAGCGCGGAGAACTGTGTGTCGGTCGCCTTCTTGACGAGGCGAAACACGTCGGCCGCCATGCGCTGCACGTCTAGAGCAAAGAGCTCCTCGGCGCGCTGCTTGGAGATCACGAGGCCCGGCGTGACGTCAGGCCCGGTGTGACCGTAGCCAATCGTCCAGACCCCTACGCTGTCTTGGTAGGCGCGAAGGCGCAGGCCCTCGCTGTCCTTGATGAGGCGCGCGGCCTCGGGCAGGATCGTTGCTCTCATAGAAACTCGATTGTAATTTGGTAGCCCTCGAGCTCACCGTCCTTGGCCCACCGCTTCGTGGTCTGGTTGTCGATGATCTGGTTGTCATCGAGCCACCACTTGCCGGTGTGCGTGATGGCGTCCCACAGGCCCTTCTCGTAGTTGTCGATGTCCCCTCGGGGATACGCCAGCTTCGTGGTCTTGGGCCGAGCTACGATGATGTCTGTGATGATCCGGACAGGCCGGTCTTGGACCTCACGGAAGTCCTCGAACGAGGCAATTTGCTCCAGGAGGGAGCCCGCCTCGTCACGCCAGATCTTGTATTTCGGATCGGTGTAGACCTGGGCGAAGCGGCCCCGGCACGTAGCACGGGACCGCTGCGTCGCATTAGGCTTGATCGGCAGGAAGAATGTGTGACTGACCGGCACCGTTAGAAGTCGCCGTCGTCTCCGGCGTCACCGCTGCCGCCTTCATCCGAGAAGCCAGGGCTGGCGGCCTGGTCCTCGATGTCATTGCCGTCTTCCTCGGCACCGAAGCCGTGGTCGGCCGCTGTGCGGGCGCCGCCCGAGGCCACCTTGAGCAGCTGCGCGCCTTCGAGCTCGAAGCGAACGCCGATGCCCTTGCCGCCGTCGGTCTCGTAGTCCATGATGCGGACGCCGAGCTTGAGCTCCGAGCCGCTGCCGATTTCCAGCGGGTTCTTCAGCTGCTCGCCCTTGCGATTGAACAGGTCGATACGGCCCTTCCAGATCGAGCCGTCCTTCTTCTTGCCGCCGGCGTTGGCCGAGGCACGGAGGACCACGAAGCCGGTTTCCTCGCCGCTCTCGCGGTCGAGTTCGGGCTTCAGAATGTCGATCTTGTAGAGTTGCTTGAGCAGCGCACCCTTCTTCTGGCGGGTGAGCTCAGCCTTCTTGGCCTCGAAGGCTTCGTCGAGGATCGCCTCGGCCTGCGCGATGAGGTCGTCAAGGCCCGGAGCGTCGGGGCTCAGGCGGAGGCGGCAGTGATATTCCCCGAACTCGGTCTTGAACTTGAAATCGGGGCGGGTGAGGGCCGGGAAAATGGCGACGCCACGGGGCGTCACGGCCTTCGGGTAGTCGGATCGTTTGTCGCGAAGCAAGGTGTTCTCCTCAGTGACCGGCGGGGCGGTCGGCGAGATCGTTGTCGAGCGCCTGGAGTGAGTAGCCCTCGGCCGCCAGGCGCATGGCGATGAAGGTGTCGACGATGCCGTCTTCGGCCAGCTGATCGGCGGCCTCGTCGAGAAGGTGGTCAATTGCGCGGGTCACGAAGTTCCCCCTTCGCGTATTCCGCGAGAGCTAGGACGTCCGTCTCGACCCCCTCGATGCTCCCCTGCTGCCTCTTGGCGCGGCTCACGAGGTCGTGGGCGTCCAAGCCGGCGGCGTTGGCGACGATCACCAAGGCGGCCGCAAGGGTCTCGATCTGGAGGTCGGCGGGGATGTATTGGAGCCGGTCAAGGAGGCTCAGGGCTGGCTCACGGACACGAGCAGCGGACACGGAGGCCGCTATGGCGAAGCGAAGGGAGGCCGGCTTGGCCTCCCATGATCGGTGAAGAGTGTGGATGGTCTTTCTCCTGACCAGTGCCGGGGAGCTTCTGTCCCCGAAGAGTGGAACTTAATTAACGCTTCCCCTATCCTCAGGAAAGCGTGATTATCAGGCAAAGAGATAGCGCGAAGATTTGACCTGGGTCAGATCCAGTGTGCCCTTCTCCGGCGGTAGTGGAACCTCGGCCGCCCATTCCGGCGGCAGCTGGCGGCAGACCTCCGCATAGAGCTCCGCCAAGTGGTCCTTCTCATATTGCTGGACAAACGTCTCCCTCAGTATCGTGACCAACCTGTCGGTGTCCGCGGCGTGGGTCCCGAAGCTGTCGTGAATAACTGCAAGGCTGCCGATGCCGGCCGCTTTCGCCCCTCGACCGACCGCCCGCAGATGCGCAGCGTCCATCGAGTGAACGTAGTTCGGCGCGATGCCGTTCGCCTGACCTCGCCCATCGAGCGCAGAGCTCTCGACAGCGAGCGTCACCTTGATCGGGCGGCCCTGCCAGTGGACCTTGACTCGCTCACCATAGGTCACGCGGTAGGCCTGACGAACCAGGAGCCCGTCAGGAGTCGTCCACTCGAGCGCCACGTTGGCGTCAGAAGCCACCTTGGCGACCTTCCGCAGCCAGTCCATCGCGTCCGAAGCAGCACTCACAATTTCGGACACCGCCCTGAATAGCACATGGCTGAGGTAGAGGGCCGCTTGGTAGTTGTCGGCACCTCCGAGGTGAGGCGGCTCACCCCGCGCTGCGTTCTCGGCGTCGATCTCCCGGAGGGTCTGGAGGATCATGTCCTGCATTCCGAAGCGGGTCGCCGAGTAGACGAACGTCATGGTCGGTCGCTTGGCAATCTTGCGGGTAACCTTCCCGCCCAGCCAAGGGTTCGTGATGGTCTCCTCATACTCCTCGCCGTCCTTCGTCCGGCGCTTGATGGTGATGGTCGGCTCACCATCGACGACCTCTTGGGCCCTTGCGGAGACCGTGCGGTAGACGTCCTGAGGCACCTCGGCCGGCACCAGGTTCACCGCAGCGCCCCCTACCGGATCTCGAAGGAGCGCGCTGAAGTGCTGGAGGCCGGAGTTGGACCCGTCCAGCGGGATCGGCAGATGCGAGACGAAGCCGGGGCCCTCGTTGAGGAACCCTGCGAACTCGATACAGGCCGCAAGGGCCATCCACGGGCTATCCGCGGTGGCCCAGAAGCGGCGACCGTCGAGGGGGAACAACGCGCTGTCAACAATGTCCGCAACGTGGTCCCAGGTCCACTGGTGGCGCTCCGCAAAGGAGACCTTGTCGACCCCGAACAGGTTGGCGATATGGACCGCCAGCCAGTAGGCCCCGCTCTCGCCCAGAGGCTTGCCCTCGGCGAAGCGCAGCAGCGCCTTCCCGATGTCATCGGACTGCGGGTGCAGCCCGGTCGCCGGGATGGGGTAGATGCGGCCCCGGAAGTCCATGTTGTGAGGGAACCAGAAGGCTTCCTCGTCGACGAACCTCTCGGCCAGCCAAAGGCGCTGCTGGAGACCCAGGCGACGCGCACGGAGGTTTGCGTTGGCCTCGTGGATCTGTGCGGCTTCCCGCTTCCAGGTCCTCAGGGCCTCCGTGTCGGTCTCCATGCCTTCGATGCGCGGGGGCAGGGGTGTGTCGTCTCGGGCGGGGAGGCCGGCGATGGAGCCGCCACTATCCCAGACCTCACGGATGGTCCGCAGGATGTCCCGATTGATCTGCCAAGGGGTCTCCTGGATATGGTTGACCGCCTCGTAGACCAGGGACAGGTCGGTGTCCCGCAACCGGTCCTGGTAGTCCTTGCCGGGGGCCTTTACGAGGCGCTTGCCGGTCACCTTGCCGAGGTAGCCTCCGGTGAACGGGGTGCGCCACCGGCGCGGCCGGACGACCATCGGCATCAGCATCGGGTCGAGGAGCTCGCAGCGGGCGTGTTGCTGTTCGAGCCAGTGCTCGACCGCCTCGGTGGGCCGGATCATGTAGACCTTGTCGCGGGCGTTGACGGCCGTCAGGTCGACTGCAAAGAAACCCGTGGCTTCGATAAGGCAGTCGAGGGCGAAGGACCCCAGGTGGATCTTCTCCTTGGTGGAGATCTTCTCCCGCGCCCCCTCCTTCTCGAGGAGCTCACGAATAGCCCGCTGACGCTTGGCACTCACGCGCCCCTTGGCTTGCTGCGCCTTGACCAGGCCACGGTAGCCGGGCTTATTCTCCTTCGAGAACACGACCATCTCGACGTGGTCGATGATGGCCTCGCCCAGCTGGCGGGAGGTGGTCTGGAACGTCGACCGGGAGACCGAGGCGTTGAGCGCCACGCGGCCGGCCAGATAGGCGACCTCTTCAGGGGAGGCGACCTCCAGCCACTTGATTGCCGAGTGCCGGCGACCGGCGGCTCCCGAGTTGGCAGCTTCGAGCTTCTCTCTCAGGAGGTCGGCAGTGGGCTTCACGGTCTGCTTGAGGAGGGCCTGGCCGGGAGGCAGGTTGGCTTCCTCATCGGGGCCGTTGAGGTCCTCGCCGGTTCGCCAGGGGAGCGGGCGGTTCTGACGGTAGCGGGTGGCGCCGAGGGAGTGAGCCTCAGCTTCCAGATCCAGCTGGCGTCGGATCAGATCTCTTGTTTCAACCATGGGTGCCTCTCCCTCAACCATCCCAAGAAATTGCCAAGCTCATCGGCTCGGATACGTTCCTTCATGGAAGCTCGGGCGCTTCCACCAGGGAGTGCCGCTGAATTGTGGAGTGTGGTTATCCGTTTGCGGAGCTCCTTTTGTATGCAGGCAATCTCTGCATGACGTGCCTCTGACTTGCTCATCCGCACTGGCTCCCAGACACCTTTAAGACCACCGCAAGGGAGACCAGAGAGAACACTCCGAACAAGGCTTCCCACTGGCCGATGCTCAGCTCGGTCACCAATCCCCAGAACGGAGAGAAGGCAGCGAGAACTCCCAGAAGGAAGACTAGGCAGACGGCCACGCGGGCGTCACAAAGTATCTTAGTGAACACACAAGTCTCCTTAGTGAATACATGAGGATCGCCCTCCGGGCTCCCCGAAGAATGGAACTTAATTGTCAGGGAAGCGTGAGGGTCGTCTTCCCGTCGGCCACTTTCATAGCCACGAGCGCCTTGCCGGCTCGGTCGCGGATCGAGATGCCATCGCCGGGGAGGAGGCTTACGGTCAGCCCGGTCCCCGCAACGGAGACCTCTTGGAACGTTAGGGCGTCCTCACGGACCGTCCCACCGGGGTAGCGGGTGACGCCAAGGAAGCGCGCAGGGGCAGGGCCTCCGAGCTTGGCTGCGTCCGGGTTGTGCCCCGAGAGGGCGCTGCGGGCTTCTCTGAGTTTACCGTCGAGATCCCGCTGGCGGGTCCGAGCATACTTGAGGTCCTCGTGAGCTTCACTGAGGTCGTTGAAGACCGTGGGCCAGAGCCGATGGGCGAGAGTGCATCGCCACTTGGCGATGAGGGATCGGAAGCGGTTCATGTCACAGCCTCCTGTCACGGTGCGCAAAGGTGTGCCAATGCGTCCCTAGATGGGTATGCCAATGGCGCACTACGCCAATCGGCCTGAAAAACGGGAGACTTCTGCGGGTTCGGTTCCACCCTCTCCGCCAACATCTCAATGCGAATCAATGAGATGGGCCTTCCGGGGTCAGAAAATCCCTAGCTTCCGCGCCGTTTTGCTGATTGCGACCGAACCCCAGAGACTGACGGACACGCCAAAATCGGTCTCTGATCGGCTTTTGTCTCTTTTCACCCGAACCTCTGCTGAAAAGGTTCGGTCTGGAAAAGTGACGGATTTACTGGGTTTTTCCGATCAACTTCAACCGAACCTTTTGGCTCTAATCACGGCAGGGAAGTGGGTGGAGAACCGGAGGTGCCCGCTGCCCGTCTGCCTCAATTATTGCTGCGTCGGGCGCCTGTGGACACAACCTCAGTTTCGCACGCGAAGCCCAAGTTCTGACAATGCAGCCGTAACATCAGGCTTCAAGGTCCATCGATTGTCCGACGACAGATCCGCGAGAATTCCGCTGTAAAAGTCGGCTGGACGCACTTCCGACTTTGGTGCGGGCCAGAGGTATATCGCACGATTGGCGCACATCGTGCCGAAATGCATGTGCCATGACTGGGCGCCCCATCCGAGGGCCTGCGAAAGTTCGGTCGATGTTGAACCGGGATTATCCAGCAAGACCTGAATGATCTTGGCTTCAGTCTCAGACATTGGGTTCATCTGAAAGGCCTCAACCACACGAGCCGAGATCTCCAGGCCGTTTAGGCGATCTACAAGAGCCTTATGCTCTGCCGCTTCGAGTTCACCAAGAGCGTCAACAACCTTGGAAGCAGCCAATTTCTGGTCCGCATTTCCGGTATCTCGAAGTTTCTCCGCATTAGCCCGGACGCGATCACGCTCCTGATGCGACATTCCGGGCAGCGCCGAGATGATCTTGTCTACGTTCACTGCCCCACTCCCGCTTCCTCGATCCATGCGCAATATTCCGCGGCATGTAACCCGTCGTAGTTTTCCATGCCTGGCTTGGTCAGCCAACCTTTGGGGGACACGTAGCTGTAGATGCTCCGGATTGGCCTCTCATGCCACGAGATGTTGAACGCGGCGAGCTTTGGAAAGAAGGTGAGGCCGGCATTGATGGGCAGGTGATCGTGCAC